GCAGAACATACGCAACCAAATGCAAAAAGAAATTTATTTAAGAGAGTGTAAACCGCCATATAATCTCGTGGTTGTGTATGTATGTGGCGGCTCTCTTTTAACAAAATACGCAACCAATGACAAATCATCAAGGCTGGATAAAACTCCATAGGCAAATTTTAGAATGGGAATGGTATAGCGACAATAATTGCTTCCGTCTTTTCCTACATTTACTTTTAAAAGCTAATCACAAAGAAAAACGATTTAAAGGACTTGAATTAAAAATTGGTTCTATTGTTACGAGTCGTGATTTATTAGCACGTGAAACTGGTTTAACATCACAACAAATTAGAACTGCTTTAACTAAGTTAATTTCAACCAACGAAATAACCAGCATTACAAGTTCGCAAGGCACTATAATTCAAATAGTTAGCTATGAAAAATACCAAGTATCAACCAGCGAAATAACAAACGAGCAACCAACGAGTAACCAACAATCAACCACTAACAATAATGTAAAGAAAGAAAAGAAAGAAATATATATACCTGAATTATCTGAATTTTTAGATTATGCAGTTAGTCAAGTTAAGTTCATAAACAAAGAAGATGTTAGACTTAAATACGAATCATGGAAAGTTAACGACTGGAGTGTTACAGTTAATAATAAAACACGTAAAATTGTAAATTGGAAAAGCACTTTATTAAATACACTTCCGTATTTACGTAAAGACGAATCAAAAAGTTACACACCTCAAATAATACACGAATAATGTTTAAACGACTTCAAGAAGTTTCAAGCGAACTATTTGCAATACGAAACGAATTAAACGTAAAAGGTAAATCAGTTGGTTGGGATTGGGATTTATTACCATACACAATCAAAGAGGGATGCACAACGTATATCGGAGCAGCACCAGCAAGTGGTAAAACTGAGTTATGGTTTGAGTTTTTAATTAATCTTTCGTGTTTACACAATTGGAATCACGTTATATTTTCCCCTGAGACTGGAAGTTCAGCTGAGATATTTTCCGAACTTTGTTATAAGTATATCGGTAAACCATACGCAAAACACGAAAACACAATGAGTTTATCGGAGCAAACAATAGCAGAGAATTTTATTAATGAGCATTTTATAGTAATTGATCCGATTGATGAGGATTTAACACTTGAAAAGTTTTATGAAATGGTTGATGAGATTGAACGTAAATACGAAATAAACATTCACACTACGACAATTGACCCTTGGAATGAGTTAACTGAAAACTATATTCATTCAGACTTAGGCAGGGAAGATAAATACCTTAGTAGAATTTTAGGATTGGCACGAAAAAACGCACGTAAAACAAACCGACATAACTGTATTATTAATCACGTTCGGGACCAGGCACCAATAACACGAAATGAACATACATTTTATCCAATGCCAACTGCTCGAGATTTTGCCGGAGGGCAAGTATGGTTCCGTAAAGGTTTATCAGTTTTAATTCCTTGGAGGCCACCAACTGGATTGACAGATAATGATAATAATGTATATGAAATTAATGAAGTACATTTGAAAGTAGCTAAAAGCAAACCAAAAGGGGTATCAAAAAACGGAACTTATAAAATGTATTTGGATATTGAAAAATATCAGTATTACATGATTGATAGTTTTGGAAGAAAAATTTATGCTAAACGCAACCCGTTACAAAAAGAAACGGTTTTAAAACAACTTCCTTTGAATGAACCCGATATAGTAAACGGAAAAGAATTACTTTCGTTTAGCGAAAAGATGAAAAATAACGATATACCTTTTTAATTATGCTGAATATAACCAACGAAGATAACATGCAGCTCATGGCACGTTATCCTGATAAGTATTTTGACTTGGCTATTGTTGATCCTCCTTATGGGATAGGTGAAAATGGAAGTACTAACAAAACACGTGGAAAATTAGCTAAAAGTAAAAACTATAAATCATTTGCTGGAGGTGATGTTTCAGCACCAAATAAAGATTATTTTATAGAGTTGGTTCGTGTTTCTAAAAATGTCATTATTTGGGGTGCAAATCATTTTATTGAAAATATACCTAATCAAAATAGTTCAAGTTGGGTTGTATGGGATAAACAAAACGGAGATAATGACTTTGCAGATTGTGAATTGGCTTGGACAAACCATAAAACAGCAGTTAGAAAATTTCAGTTTAGATGGGCAGGAATGCTGCAAGGTGACATGAGCAACAAAGAAACACGAATACACCCAACACAAAAACCCGTTGCACTTTACAAATGGATTTTAGCCAAATACGCAAAGCAAGGAGATAAGATACTTGACACTCATTTAGGTTCTGGAAGTATTGCAATATCTTGTCATGACTACGGATTTGATTTAACAGCTTGTGAACTTGATAAAGAGTACTTTGATAAAGCAATGGAGCGAATAAATAACCACACAGAACAAATGAAATTATTTTGAATATTAAACTAAACAAAAACACGAATAAATGGATGAACTGATTATTATAACTGGCAAAGTAAACTTAGATACAACCTATTTAAAGATTAAACTAAGTCTTGAAGAAATCAAAGAGAAACACGGAACAAGAACCGATTTAATTAATTCAATGGAACGTAGTTTATCAGACTTACAACAAGTTAAAATTAGCTATGATGCTATTGAAAAAGAACTAAGAACAGCACTCCAGCAGAATTTTAGATTAGAAAAGTTACTTATTGAGGAAAAGTTTAAAAACAAAGATTTACTATCACAAATAAATTTTAAAGATGCCACGTTGTAAGAATTGTAAGAACAAATTTGAAGTTGTTAGGTTTAATCAAAAGTTTTGTTTAGAAGCTGAGTGCGTTCGTGTTTGGGTAGAATCCGAAAAGGCGAAACAATGGAAAGAAAAAAAGCAAAAGATGCAACAGGAACTCGAAACAATACAAGACTACGTTAAAATGACACAAATCATTTTCAATAAGTTCATACGGTTACGTGATAAAGGACAAGTTTGTATATCATGCCAAAAACCAGCCTTAAAAGAAAATGCCGGACACTTCTTTAATGCAAACAATCATTGGAACGTTCGATTTGACGAAAGGAATACGCATCTCCAATGCGAACACTGCAATACCTATTTGAGTGGTAATCTGTTGGAATATAGAACCAACCTAATTAACAAAATCGGAAATTCCGAATTTCTTATTCTTGAAGCAGAGGCAAGGAAAACACGAAAGTTCACAAAAGACGAACTAAAAAAAATAATAACCGAGTATAAACAAAAAGTAAAACAATTAGAAAATGAAAGTAAACATTGAAACAGAAAAAAAACTATTGGTATTGTGTGGAGTATTACCAGTATTAGCAGATTACATTGAGGATTTAAATATGGAGTTCGTGTTTTCAAAAAACATTAAACGTAAAGCAAATATGTTAATGGATGAAATCCGACAAAATGACGAACGTATATTAAAGCATACTGATATGGAAGTAAACGCACAGCAGATAGATATTCAAAGAGCATTTAGGCAATGGATTAAAGATAATTTTAATTAATTATTAGTTATATTAAAAAGAATAACTATATTTGACCCAACAATTAAAACTTAAATTATGAGCGTAACAAATTTTGAAGAGTTCACACACGAACTTACAAGCGAAGAAATGGAGATTCTGCCAGTAGTGGTGCATGGATTCCGAAACTACAAAAAGGCGAACCCAATTAAAAGTGAATTAATAGTAACCCGATTAAACGAATATCTTTTAGCACGAGGTTATAAAATTAAAATGACTGGCGTTCGTTTGCGTAAAATTGTCAATTACATACGTACAAATGGAATAATACCACTTATTGCCACGTCTAACGGATACTTTACAAGCGATTGTAAGCAAACTATCCAAGAGCAAATACAAAGCCTTCAGGAACGAGCAAACAGCATTGAACGATGCGCAGCTGGATTAAGAAAATTTTTATGATGCGAAAAAATTTACAAAAAACAATTAAAAATAATTCAAGAACTGAGAATGGTTATGTTACTTATATTGTTTTAGATAGGTTTGGATTTTTTAAAGTTGGAAGAACAAAAGATTTTAATAGTCGAATAAGACAAATAACCACTGCTAATCCTCACGTTGTAACTTTCAAAGTAATTAATTATGATTGCGAAAATGAAATTCACGAAATGCTTTCTAACTGCAGATATAAAAATGAATGGTTTGAGTTCTTAACTGATTATAAAGAAATAAAGAACCCAGTATTTGATTTTATGGATTACACGTATTTTAATATTTTATTATTTATATCAATGATAAATAAACACGGAATACAAAAGGCAAAACAATACTTTTCGGAAATAATGTTAAATAGATTTAAGCATATTTATTGTAAATTTTAACATTTATCCATTGTTATATTAAAAAGAATAGTTATATTTGTCAAACAATTAAAATTTATATTATGAAAAAGTTATTAGAAATTCAGGCAGAATTAAAATGTCCAAAGGGAAGTTTAAACAAGTTTGGTAATTACAAGTATCGTAGTGCTGAACAAATTTTAGAATCAGCAAAACCTATCTTACTAAAACACGGAGCAACGTTAATCCTTAGTGATGATATTATCCAGGTAGGTAACAAGCTATTTTTAAAAGCAACAGCAACTTTAAAAACCGATGACGGCATAGCAGAAGTTTTAGGATGGGCAGAACTTGGTGAACACAAAGGAATGTCATCTGAACAATGCACCGGCACAGCTTCAAGTTACGCACGTAAATATGCTCTAAATGGTTTATTTTTAATTGATGAAACTGAAAGCGACCCTGATTCAAAAAACAACAAGAAAGCTGAAAAAATAGATAATGAACGTTTTGAAAAAGCAGTTGAAGCAATACGTAACGGGGAATTTAGTATCGAACAGTTACAATCTAAATTTGAATTAACTGAGTTACAACAAAAAGCACTTTTATTGTTATGAAAACCGTATTACAAAAATTAATACATTCTTTTGAGATTGATAGAATGCAAAGTTTATATACAAAAGAACAAATGATAGAATTGTTAACTTACAAGTTAGAAGAAGAAAAACAGCAAATAATGAATGCTTATGAGGTTGGTTCTGATAATGGTTATAATTTAGGATTAATTGCTGAATTTGAAGAACACGCAACAATTCCAACAGCAGAGCAATATTATTATAGCATTATTGAAATTATATTATGAAAATACGTTGCTCACAATTAGGTAAATTGATGACCTCTCCTAAAACAAAAGGGGAGGTTCTATCTAAAACCACAAAAACCTACATTCAGGAACTTGCAATAGAACATAAATACGGAATCCGTAAAGAGTTTTGGAGTAGATACACGGACAAAGGTAACGAAGTAGAAGACGAGGGAATAGAACTTGTTAACGATGTGTTGAACTTAGGCTTTATTTACAAGAATGAAGAGAATTTAACAAACGATTATTTAACTGGAACTCCAGACGTAAACACGAATGAAATTCTTTTGGATGTAAAATGTTCTTGGGATGCTACAACGTTTCCGTTTTTTGAAACTGAATGCCCAAATAAAGATTATTACTATCAATTACAGGGTTATATGTGGTTAACAGGAAAAGACGAAGCACTACTTTGCTATTGCCTTGTAAACACACCTTTTCAGATAGTTGAAGATGAGGTTAGACGTGAACATTGGAAACAAGGGTTAATAGATGAAAGTTTGGATGTAAGGGACTTTGTACAGTCGAAACATAACTTTGATCATATACCAAAAGAAAAGCGCGTAAAAGTGTTTAAAATAGCAAAAGACGAAGAAGTAATAGAACAAATTAAAGAACGAATAGAGTTAGCGAGAGTATATTATAACAATTTAATGAATGAATTATGAATGTAAATAAAAAAGTAGCAAATAAAAAATGGATAATTTGCTTAAATGACATTAAAAGTCAAATAGATAATAGTAGTGTTACTAATCTAAATGCTATAACAAGGAAACACCGTACTGGAAACCAATTAGCAACAATGCTATTAAGAAAAAATATTGTTTTTAAAGATTATAGAGGTGTATATAAATGGAATGAAAATGTCGTAGTTAATAATAAATTAATTGATGAATACAGAAATTTTCAAAAAACACAAAGACAACAAACAGAACCTGAAATAAAATTTGATATGCCACAAACACCATTACCACCGAAACCAAAAACACGAACAAAAAAAGTAAAAGTTCAAGAACCAATAAACAAACCTACTCAACAAAATGAGTATGGGTTAATTCGTAAATTTTTAAAATGGATATACTAATGGAAGATTTAAAAGTAATGGGTTACTACAAAAACACGACCCGAGATCAAATAGTACAAATCAAAGACTTTAAAAAGGATAAACTTTGGTACGAAACTATAAGACAATATGAAACAAATCCTATAACGGAGTTTTGTTGTTCGGTTGAAAGATTTAAAAGGTTATATATTAAAACAAAGTAAAATGAAAGAAGTAGAAGGATTAACAAAACGTGAATTGTTTGCAGCTTTAGCAATGCAAGGTTTAGTAATTGATGGTGAATTACCATTTGAAAAAACAGCTAAATGGGCGGTATTAGCAGCCGACCAATTAATATGGGCGTTAGAAAACACGGAAGACCCAAATAAAGACGAAATTTAAAAACAAAGTAAAAATGGAAAACTTAGCAAAAGTTATGGTAGTTCCTATAGACTACGACAAAAGAAAACAAAGAGTTATTGAAGCAATAATTACGTATTTAAATTACGATGCGGTTTCAGATGAAAGATGGCATACGCCATTTGAAAATGAGCTTAGACAATTACGAATTCGTAAAGATGCTGAAAGAATAGCAGAGATAACATTAGAGTATTATAAATTAGAATTAAATTAAAATGGAAAAAAGAGACAACAGCGGAGCGTTATTTACTAACGACAAAAGAGAAAAGGAAACGCATCCACACTATCAAGGAAAAGCAACTATTAACGGAGTTGATTATTACGTATCAGCATGGGTAAAAGACGGAGCAAAAGGTAAATTTCAGTCTTTAAGTTTTAAACCAGTTCAAGAACAAGCTAAGCCGAATGGACGACCAAATTATGGTAAAGAGTTTGACGATTTTTTGGGTAACTTATGAAACACGAAGCAAAAGTATTAAGCGAAGCGAATGAACTTACTCGGTTAATGATTAAAAATTACCTACAAAAACACGAATTAAGTTTAAACGCATTTTCAAAACAATCTGGAATAAGACAACCTAACTTGCACAAGTTTATGAAAGGACAAAATTTGTCCAGCAGTTCAATCGAAAAATTAGGAATGTTTTTTAGTAAATAACTGAGGTTCGGCAAAACCTACCCCCTATTCAAATCAAAACCTGAGAAGTTAGTAAATACAGGTAGGGGGTTTTTAAAAAACTAAATATGGAAAATTACAATAAATTAATTGGATTTACTAAATGGAAAATGTATAGGTTAACAGGGTCAAGTCAAGATCCGTTAGATGTATTACACTCAGCTTATTTAAGAAATGAAGATATTTACAAGGCAATAACAAATGAATGTTTTTTATTATTAAGAGAAAAATGGGCTCGGAATCAACATTTGTATGGGTTTAATCCACCTGAACAAAAACAATGCAATAAATGCAAAGAAACACTCCCGATTTCACAATTTAGAATTTTTAAAGAATTAAAATATGATGTTCAACGTGTTCGGTATATTTGCAAACCATGCGAAAGTATATATAACAGAAAATATAATTATAGGCAAAAAGAATATAAAGCACGTGTTAAAGCTTTTGTTAATGGATTAGACGAAAAATTACGAAAAGCAATTGAAGAAAAATATAATACAAAAGATGTAAGAAAAATATATTCAATATGCAAAAAATTTAAAAGTTAGGAATGTTTTTTAGTAAATAATTTGGCTCTGGTAAACCAACAGAAAGACGGAACGTAAAAAATTCCGTTTTTTTTTGTTTGTGTTATTCTTTTTAGTATATTTGTACACGTTAAACAATTAAAAACACGAATTATGGAAAGTTTATTAATGGAATGCCCGGAATGTAATGGATGCGGTTATGTAACAATCGATTTGAACGATACGATAATACCGTACGAACAAAGAGAAGTTGATTATACTTGCATGAGTTGTGACGGTAAACAATATGTTTTATCTCCAGATGCAGTTGAAGACCGAATGATGTGCATTGAAGATATGATTCAAGGGATGCAATCACGAATTGAGTTAGTAGGTCGTTCAGCTTATTCAGCAAAAAAAGTAAATTCAGAAAGATATGTTGAAATATACTTAGACAGATTAGACACTTTAACACGTGGTTTATATCGACTTAAACAATATAGAAATAAATTGCTTAATTTAGCCTAAAAAAAGCATGGAATTAGTTTTATTGATATCAGTGGCATGGTGGTTTGTTAACTTCGAACCGTTCCAGCTACTGATTGATTTTATTTTTAAGCATATTAGAATCACTCATTTATCAAATTACATTCACGCATCACTTGGATGTTGGAAATGTTGGTCTTTTTGGACTGTTTTAATTGTGACCTATGATTTTAAATTAGCTTGTTTGGGTGCGTTAATATCTTATTTTATATTACTATGTTTGAACAAATTGAACTTGAACAAATAAACGAGATAAACGCATCACAGGATGTTATAAAATACTCAAAGGTAAGTTTAAACAAGCTGAAGAAAATAAAAGAACTAAAAACCGGAAAAAAGGATGCTGAGTGTTTCTGTTCAAATGTTAGGAGGCGAGTTTGGTTTAAAGATTTCATGCAGTGGTTTGAAAGCAATTCTTGACAAATACATAAACACGAATTATAGCGAGATTAGAAAATACACTAATTACTTTTTGGTGCGAATGAATAGCTTAATAGATGCCGATACAGTGATTAATAATTCCTATTTGTACTTAGTTAAGTTAAACCCAAAGTTAAACACGGAAAACGAAGTTAAAAGCTATCTATTGAACACTATTAAACAACAAGTGTTATGGAAAACATCACAAAGTAACGTTGATGATAAAGTAACTGCTATCGAATATGAGCCAAATGAAACGAATGACGATTCTGACTTAATATATAAGATAGAGCAAGAACGTAAATATCAGTTACATAAGAGTTGCATTGAAATATACAGAAACACGATTCAAGATAGAATTAAGTTAATTATATTTGAGGCATACTACGACAAAGGATTCACAACTAATAGAGCAATGGGAAAGTATTTCAACCTACCGTTTACAACTTGCCACTATTGGATAAAAGAAATTAAAGAAGATTTGAAACGAATAAAACTTGAAAATGAAAATTAAAGACGAATTTAAAGGAAAAACGATTGTAAAATACGATTCCATACTTGGAGAAAGACGTATTGAAGTTGATAAATTAGACCCTAAACGATTTGCATATTACCAAACTATTGGACTGGGTCACTTATTTGAGCCAGAGGTAATCAATTACACTGGAGTTGAACAGGAACCAACGGAAAAAAAGCCTAAACGCAAAAGAAAAAAAAGTGAATGATTGCAGTTTAAAAAGCGAGTATTACATGGTGGTAATAAACCCACTGAAACACGAACGAACGTGGAATAAAATAAAACTGCTTTTAAAGATAGCTGAAGTTGAATACATATTATTTCATGATGAAAGTTTAGAAGTAGTAAAAATTCATCCAATGTCAAAACACGAATACAAAAATTACTATTATAACCCTAATTAAAATGCCAAAACCTAAACTAATAGAAACACCCGAAAAACTCTATTCTTACTTTGAAGAGTATAAAGAATACATAAAGACGAACCCCAGAACTATCGATAAAGCACTACAAAGCGGTAAGATAGCAAAAGAAACCCTAAGAGTACCTTTAACAATGGATGGATTCGAAGTCTTTTGCTTTCAGAAAGGCTTTACAGTTGAACATTATTTCAGAAATACTAATTTAGCGTACGACGATTATTGCGGTATCTGCTCTATTATTAAGAAAGAGATACGTTCAGACCAAATTGAAGGTGGCATGGTTGGCCAGTACAATCCAAGCATAACACAACGATTAAATAACCTAACTGAAAAGACTGATATCACAACAGACGGAAAAGGAATAAACGAAATAAAGGTTAATATCATAAAACCAAATAACAAAAACGAAAACGAAATGTAAATGCGTGTACGGGGTCAGTATTCCCAAAATATGCAAAACGTGTGCAAATGGAATTAAATTCAACAATTATATTCGAAAAGAACTTTAACGCACTTCAAAATAAAGAGGTGCGTTTTGTTATTAATGAGGGTGGCTCCCGTTCATCAAAAACTTATTCGCTTTGTCAATTACTAATTGTTTACGCATTGCAAAACCCTCAAAAGGTAGTTAGTATAATCAGAAAGACATTCCCAGCTTTACGGGCAACTGTAATGCGTGACTTCTTCGAAATACTGAAAGACCTCGAAATATACTCACAGGAACGCCATAACAAGTCAGAACATATTTATACATTCGATAACGGTTCAATAGTTGAATTTTTCAGTGTGGATGACGAGCAAAAGATTAGAGGTCGTAAACGTGACGTGGCATGGTGTAATGAAGCGAATGAATTGTATTACGATGACTTTACCCAGTTGAATATGCGTACTGAATTTAAATTGATATTTGATTACAATCCGTCTGAAAGTTCAAGTTGGTTATATGAGTTACCAAAAGACGAAAGCACGTTAATTAAATCAACCTACCGCGACAATCCGTTTTTACCTGACAGCATTAAAAAACAAATAGAGGATTTAAAACGAACGGATGAGGCACTTTATCAAATATACGCACTTGGAGAAAAAGCAATCAGTAAAAGTAATATATACTCAAATTGGACTTTCTTAAATCACAGACCTTCAAAGTTCGTGAATTTTGTTTATGGTTTGGACTTTGGATATAACCATCCCACTGCATTGGTTCGAGTGTACTGGGTGGATAACGATATATTTATTGAAAAGGTTATTTACGAAAGCTATTTAACAACTACGAACCTAATCGACAAAATGAATCAGTTAGGCATAGAAAAACACGTAACGATATTAGCTGATTACTCAAGGCCCGAAATAATAGCTGAAATGAACAATGCCGGGTTTGACGTTCAAAACGCAAATAAGGTAGTTAAAAAAGGAATTGATAACATTAAAACGTTTGGAGTGTTCTGCGAGGATAACAAAGAAATCAAAAAAGAATACGATAACTACAAATGGAAAAAAGTCGGTGATATTATAACGGATGAACCGGTAAAACTATTTGACGATGCAATGGATGCAATACGTTATGCTGTTACTCATATCAGACAAGAGTATTACACGGATGATAGTTACTTTGCGTTCTAAACATAAACACGAAAAAAATTAATATAAGTATGGCATATAGAGAAAGACAAAAGATTAGTCAAATGACCCCAAAGGGTGCTAATTTAGCTGCTACTGATTTAATCGAAATAAGTGAATTAGTTAGCGGTTCGTATGTTACTAAGTCAATCACAGGTCAAGAAATCATAAATGCTTCTGGTGGTGGAACTGGAACTGTCACAAGTGTTGGTTTAACAACAGGCACAAGCGGAACTGATATAAACGTAACAAATTCTCCTATTACTACTTCAGGTGATATTGCTTTAAATATACCAATTGCAAATGCTACAAACACAGGTAAACTTTCTTCAACTGATTGGACTACGTTTAATAATAAAGGGAATGGAACTGTTACAAGTGTGAATTTAACAATGCCATCAGCTTTTACGGTATCAGGCAATCCAATAACAACGAGTGGAACATTGGCAGTTACGGGAGCTGGAGTTGTTTCTCAATATGTACGTGGTGATGGTTCTTTAGCTAATTTTCCCTCTGTTTCTGGTGGCGGTGCTTCAACAAGTTATTATTTAAATGGCTCAGTAAGTCAAGGCACAATAGGCGGTGTTGATTATTACGAAATGAATAAGACTCCTATATTAGGAACGGGAACGGATTTCATTCGTACAAATGGTGCGGGTAATGGTTATATCGCTTCATTCTTAACAGATGCAAACGACCCTAATTTATTAAAGATACCGGGCGGAAATTGGAATTTAGAATTTTATTTTTCTGCGTCAAGTAGTGGAAGCACACCTTCGTTTTATGTAGAACTTTACAAATACGATGGGAGTACTTTTACTTTAATAGCTTCAAATTCTGCAAATCCAGAAATCATAACGAATGGTACTTCAATAGATGCTTATTTCACAGCTTTAAGTGTTCCTGAGACAGTTTTAGTAGCGACGGATAGATTAGCTATTCGAGTTTATGTAACTACGGCAGGACGAACAATTACATTACATACTGAAGACAATCATCTTTGTCAAGTCATAACTACATTCACAACGGGTTTAACTGCTTTAAATGGTTTAACAGACCAAGTTCAAAACTTTGCGGTTGGTCAATCCGGAAGTGTTATAAATTGGTCATCGGTTGGGGCTACTCATACATTGAATGTTCCTATAAAATACACAATAGAATTAATTGATGCGTTGACTGTTGATTTTTATGCACCTTATAATTTGTCAATAGGTTCGGTTACCAATATCTTAAATTCGCCTACTATTACAATTCAAGATGACGGGGCTGCATATACCTTAGGAAACACAATAGCATTAGGAAGTAGGATAACAATAACTGCAAATACAGCATCGGTAGTAACATTGAATGTAACAAGAATATGATAAACGATATTTACATAAAAGCACGTTCAGCAGTTAGCCGTTCAACAGCTAAGTTGATGAAAACTGGTCAAACCACTTCATATAGAACTGGTGATGATGGTGATATTGAAGCTGGAAGAGCAACTGATTTCACAACACTTGCTGAGAACAATCCATTTGGAAACACGAATCGATTTACGGATGAATTAGGCGGTCAAACATACACCAACGATATTGTAATAGATTGGTCAACTTATGACGGTGCAGCTGTTTTAGGTTGGCGGAGAACTTCAAACGGGGTTGATATAACATGGAATAATGCAATAGACGGAGCATTAGCAGTAAGCATTGGGACTTTTACAACTGGATGGAGGTTGCCAAACATACAGGAGTTATTTAGTTTAGCTAATTGGGCTGGACAAGTATTTAATTACTCACCTTTAAATTTAGGTATTACTGTTTTTAATTATTGGACTGGAACAACATTTTACAATGCAGCGACAAGGGCATATGTAATAACTAATCAAACATCTGGAACTGCAGCTACTATATCACAAATAACAAAAACAACAAGTGGATCTATGAGATACATACCTTGCAGAGTATTCACAGTAACAGGAACAACATTAAGTTAATAGATATGAAATATAAATTCCCTCAATTCAATATAGAGATAGTTGACCCGACTATTGAAATTGACTTAAACACGATTCAAGACCAAGCAATCAATAAATTGCTAAGTGTTGATGTTTTATTGGAAACTGATTCTGCAAAGTTTGGAATAACAGCTGATTCAATGTCCTATGAGTATTCATGGGATGATGACGATATTCCAACAATGGTTAATAAATGGTTAACGCAATTTGAAGTGTAATGGCAATAACAGCACTCGCATATCCTCAGTCATATACACCGGCATACAATCCAATTAAATTGATTGTTGATTCGACTAATAAAAACAATGCTGGGTTTAAATATATTTTTCAAGTTGAAAATCTTTTTACAACTGCTCAAATTGCAGATTATAGAATTTTACCAACTTTTGCAACGGGATATGGTGAGCAGGATTTTAGTAAGTTATTCAGTTCTTATGTTTCATTTGACTTAAACACGAATGTAACAACAGCTTATCCGGCTACAAATAGCTATTACAGTTATTTAGTAAAGGTAGGCGAGGAATATACTGCGACAGTCAACTATACAGCATCACTTACAAATGATTCCGGAAACGTAAAAATAACGGTTACAAATACTTTTGTAGCTGGAGACAGAATAAATATAAGTCAATCTGACGGAGGGGTAGCAAATCCTTATTTGGAGGGTTTATTTACGGTTATTTCAGCGACTGGTAGTTATGTAATTGTAAATTCTCTTTACTCACTTGTAACGGATGTAACAATAAACGGTTCAATTACCTATGCTGATAACAGAAAAAAAATAGACTTTAATTTATACAATATAAGTTTAGTAGTTTACAACGGTGCTTTTCGTTGGAATGAATTTCCAGCATACGATTACACTGACTTTCAATTAAACGCAAACACGAAAAGATTGCTCACAAACCAACCGACAACTTTTTATAGTACATTAGGTCAGGATATGTATTTAAACGCGTTAAATCCAAGCGGAGACCCTGATTATCTAATTTTTAAAAATAGTAACGGAGAGTATTATTACAAATCAGTAACGGGAACCGATGTTATAAATCAAATTCCATGTGGACCAAATAATTACGGAGTGTTAACACCGATAGGAACCGCGACTTTGCCAATGATAAAAACGGATACTACTTCGTATGAACTTTATTACTCGAATGCTAATAGTGGAACACCAGCACAAAAGTCTTTATCATATACAATTAACTTAGATACTCGTGTTCAAATATCTGAGTATCATTGTTTGTTTTTAGATAGGTTGGGTTCTTTTAGTTCATTCGCTTTTCAGTTAAAGAATTACGAACGTGGAGAAATAACACGTGAAGAGTTTAATCAAGATGTAAAGGGGTTTATTGATAATTACAAATGGAAGTACGATACTATTGAAAACGGTTTTAAATCGTTTAATATAAATGTCAAAAAGACGATTGATTTAAACACGAACTGGATGACTGAATCAATGGGTAGGTATTTTGAAGAGTTGATAACATCCCCTCAAGTTTATTTGAAATTGGCATCGTACACAAATACGGAATCATGGTTATATCCTGAGGATGAAAGCGGATGCCCTTTGAGAATACCGGAATCAACTGAATATCAACCAGTAATTGTTACAAATAATCAGTATGAAGTATATCAACAAAGAAATTCAAATTTGATTAAACAAAGTATTACTGTTAGATTAGCAAATCAGGACAATATCAATGGTTAAAATACAATTAGAAACCGGTTATTTGGATGTAAAAGAGGGGACTTCATTCCCGCTTAATTTTCAAGTTGGCGATATTCGTGACCTTTCAGAACGCAAAGGAACATTTTCCAAGTCTATTACATTAATAGGTAGTAAAAACAATCATTTGCTTTTAAACAACTATTACGATGTAAATATAACTGCGGGAACCTTTGATATAAATAAATTGACTAAGTGTACCGTATTGCAGAATAACATACCTATCGTTACGGATGCCTTACTTCAATTAGTTAACGTTCGTAAAGTTCAATTAACTGATGCCTATGAACAAGGGGTTGAATATGAGGTATTGGTAAAAGATGCACAAGCGGAGTTTTACACTGCGATAACAAATAAAGAACTTACCGACTTAGATTTTAGCGATTGTAATCATAACTTTGATATTACTGCGATAACTGATAGTTGGAATCATACGCAAAGCGACCATTATAAATATATAATGGGGTGGAATGAAGACACAAATTACACTTTAAACCATTTTAAACCGGCTATTTATGCTAAATCTTATTGGGATAGGATATTCGCTTATTCAGGTTTTACATATCAATGGGATGAACTGCAAACTGCTCACTTTGACAAGTTATTAATTCCTTATAACGGGGATGTAAATAACTTTGATTATAGCGATTATCGAGTTACTGCTGATATACCGTCAACTTTTACAGCCTCAAGTACAAATCCATTAGCTTCATATACTGATAAAGTGGCAGTATGGACGGAAACACTTGACAATCAAAATTTATTTGACCCTACAAATGGCGATTACGTTGCTCCATTCAATTCAGATACTACGCAAGGGCAAACTTATAATTTCAATTTCACGTATGATTATAATATAGTTTTAGATAACGTTGGTTTAACGACTGCTCAATTTGTAGGAAAAGAAAGATATAGCTTAATTTTTGAAATAACTGTAAATGGTTCTGGAGTTGGTACGGTTGCCGCTGCTGATAATGTGATTTATGAAAGTATTGGTTTACTACCTTTATTTTTACCGGTTGGTCCAACAGTTATATTAACTGCATCCGGCACAACTTTTTTTCCAATTCCTATAAACGTAACCGCTGGTGATTTAATTGAAATTTACGTTGGGGTAAAATGTGAAAATCTATCTATATTCCCAAGTTTATTTGCTGGGACAGTGAATCTAAATGCTAATGTATTCTCATTGAATGTAGATATAACACCGTCAAATAACATTCAAGTTATTGGAGGTACGCAAGTTGTAAATGAGTTCATTCCATTAAAAGTAAAGCAATCCGATTTTATAAAGGCTATATTTCAGATGTATAATCTTTATGCTTATCCGGATATAAACCAACCTAATAAACTAATTTTAGTACATCGGGATGAGTGGTATGATTCCGGAACTAAAAAAAATTGGACTCGTAAACTTGCAAAGAACCAGGAACAAGAATTGATATTTTTACCTGATTTAAGTAATAAGAAATTAAAGTTAACATACAAACCGGATACCGATTCTGCCAATAATGTTTACACTCAGGCAACTGCTGAAACCTACGGTCAAATTGAATATACTTTTGATAACGAATATGTAAAAGATACCGATACAAAAGAATTATTATTTAGTCCAACACCAGTTAATAAGACTTCATTTGATGCTTACCTACCTTTAATTAACGGAACAGCCCCGAACACGAATATAAGAATCTTATATGACGGTGGATTACAAACTTGTTTACCGTTCAATATATATGAACAAGGTACAACTGGAACGACTGGCTTAACTGACTATCCTCAAACTGGTCATTTTGATAACGCATTAACTCCGACATTTGATATTAATTACGGTCTTTGTGATTATTACTTTTACCAAACATCCGTTTTAACAAACAATAATCTTTACAACCTATATTGGAGACGAACTGTTAATCAAATCAATGTAGGCAAAATGCTAATCGCATATTTTTACCTACGTGAAGACGATATTCAAACGTTAAAACTTAATGACAAAATACGGATTGATAACAGTTGGTGGAACATTAACAGAGTAATTGATTATAATGCCAACGATGAAACGTTAACAAAGGTTGAATTAATTAGTATTGATTCCGATATTAAAACAGCACCATTAAAAATAAAAAGACCTGTTTTTATTGGCGATGTAAACACTCCAAAAGGGGATGAGGATATGCTTAAAATAAACCGAGTACAATCAAACGTTAATTTGAGTGCTGGTAGTTTTGAAATATATGGCAAGGGGAATGTAGTAAGTAGCGGTTTAAGTGGTATTGTAATTGGCGATAATCAAACAGTAAGTGAAAGCGGAATAACGACTACAAATTTAAGAGTAACAGAAACTATAAACGGTGAGCCTATTGGAGTTGTACTTCCGGCATATAAAAAATACGTTGCTACAATTAGTCAAACTGGAACATTGGCCCCAACCGTTACTATTTTAGAAAATACAATTGGCGATATTGTATGGACGAGGGCAGGAGTTGGGGTTTATTTTGGTACATTAATAGGTGCTTTTACACTGAATAAAACATTTTTATTAATGGGAACTATTCCGTTTATAAATTACCCGGCATATATATTTGACAGAACAAATAATGATAATGTAAGCATACAAACAAGTGTTAATAATATCATGTCAGATACCGTATTAACATCAACATCAATAGAAATAAGAGTTTATCCATAACGATATGAATGAAATAGAAGTTCCTTTAAAGGTCACCGGAATAAGTGCAATTAAAAAAGAGTTAAGAGATTTAAAAGGTCAATTAGCGGATGCAACCGACCCTGAACAAATACAAAAGTTATCCGAAAGAGCCGGAGAATTATCGGATAAATTAAAAGATGCAAACGACCAAGTTAAAGTATTTGCAAGTGGATCCAAATTTGAGCAAGTTAGCAATGGAATTGGAGGGATAAAAGATTCTTTAATGTCTTTGGATTTTGCTGAAGCTGGTCAAAAAGCAAAAGCATTCACGCAGAATTTAAAGTCATTAAATCCGGCTGATTTTGCTGCTCAATTTAAAGGATTTGGAACGGTAATAATGTCTGTTGCCTCAACTGTTGGTATTCTTACAAAGCAATTTATAGCAATGGGAATTTCATTATTGACAAATCCTATATTTTTATTAGTTGCTGTTATCGTTGCAATCGTTGCTGCTGTTCTTTTATTGTTACATAAACTTGGAATTTTAGAAAAAATCTTTGATGCGATAATGGTTCCTATTAAGGCGGTTATTCAGGCATTCAAAGACCTTACAGATTGGTTAGGTTTAACAAGTTATGCAGCTGAAGAGAATGCAGAAAAAATGATTGCTGCGAATGAGAAAGTTGTCGAAAGTTCTAAAAGACGAAGTGATTCATTAACCGCAAGTTATGACTTTGAAATTAAAATGGCAAAGTTAAGAGGTCAAGAAACGTTGGATTTAGAAATAAAAAAGAGCAAAGGAGTTGAAAAGGAATCGTTAAGAAGGGTTGCAAGTGGAACCAAAGCATTATTTGCAGAGTTAAAATTAGGTGAGGATGCTGATAAAAAGAAAATAGCTGAATTAGGTAAACAAATCGAAGAGGAAAAGAAACTAATTGAAGCTGGTCAAAGAGATAGAAAGTATTTAGTAGCTGAAGATTATTATAAGAAACGTGAAGAGGCTAAAAAAGAAGCGGATGCAAGTGCAAAAGAAGCTGAAGAGGCAGCAAAGAAACAAGCGGATGCAAATAAAAAAGCAGTAGAGGCAGCTAAGAAATTTGCAGCTGATAGATTAGCAGCAGCACGAACTATAAAAGATATTGAACTCGGTTTAATAAAAGACGATAGCGATAGAGAAGAGGCAATCACACGTGAAAAATATAAACGTTTAATTGAAGATGTGCAAAAAAGTGAGACGTACACAAAAGACGAGAAGATAAAACTAAAAGCATTATATACAAAACAGTTAAAAGTTGAATTAGATAAACAAGCACAAGTTGAAATAGATGCTGAAAAAGAAAAACAAAAAAAGTTACTCGATGAATATAATGCTGGTTTAATTAAACAATATGAACTTGCAGATAAACAATATTTACGATTACAAGAATTAACGACATCACAAACCGAATTTGAAAAATTACAACTTTCTCAAAAGTTTGATGCTGAAACCGCTGCTGCTGGTGAAAACCAAGAATTAATAAAAGCCTTAACAATTAAATATCAAGCTGATTTAAATGCTATTGATAAAAAAGCATCCGAAGAAAAAATAAAAATACAAGAAGACGAGGCTAAAAAAATACGGGATACTAAAATAAAAGCTGCTCAGGATGATTTACAAATTGCAGAATCAAGTGTTAAATCAATTCAAGCTATTGGTGATATTGCTTTTGCTGCTAAAATGTCAAAAGTTAAAAAAGGTAGTAAGGAAGAGGAGGAGTTAGCAAAAAAACAATTTAAGTTTAATAAATCCTTACAATTAGCTGGTGCGATTGTAGATGCCGGAAAAGCAATTACAGCTTCATTAGCTTCATCGCCATTAGCCATTGGAGTTGTACCGAATCCAATTGGTATTGCAAACCTTGTCGCGACTGCTGCTGTTTCAGCTGCTAATATCGCTAAAATAGCATCAACACAATTCACATCAACTGCTGGTGGGGGTGGCACTAATCAACCGTCATTGCCGGGTGCAAGTTCAACATCGACAACTGGAGCGACACCGTCATTCAATTTATTCGGACAGGGTAATAATATGAATAATGTAGGTGCAAATGGTCAAACACAAGCAACCGAAATAACAGTTAAAGCGGTAGTAAGTGAAACCGAACTAACAAACACGCAAAATAAAATCGCTAAAATCAATAAAAACGCAACGTTATGATTTCATACCAAAGTTTAATAAATAAAATATCAACATTTTATAATAATCATTTGCAAGTTAAAAAGGTAGGTTCTGATTTTGTAGAACAGTTGCCTAATTTCGCAACGAAAGACGAAAAATATCCTTTGGTTTATATTGCCCCAATAGATGCGACACCGGGAGTTGAGGGGTTTACTACGGATATTCAACTTGAAATCTATTGTATGGATATCATACAAAAAGACCGAGCAAATATAAACGTAATTCTAAGCGATTGTCATTTGATATTAAACGATTTTTATGTATGGTTTACTGATAGTAATGACTATTCAATAGATATAATGGCATCACCAACAATGCGACCTTTAAACAACGATTTATTAGATTATGCAGCTGGGTGGGTAATGACAGTTACGTGTACTATTAGCAATTATACAGATTGTCAAGTTCCCGAACAAATAGGAGATTAATTTTAATATAGGTATGCCAGCAGCAGAATTCAGACTTAAATATAAAATAAGAAACAAGGCAGCACGTGTTCTTAAAAAAGTTATCAAAGAGGATGCTTTGATTGATACCGGTACTTTGTATGAATCAGTTAGGATAAATGCTAAATTTACAACTGAGGGTAATTTAAGAATCGAAATACTGGCTGCGTATTACTTTGGGTTTCTAAATAATGGAACAATATCAATCGAACCTTATCACTTAGTTAGGCAGTTTAATAATCGTTTAGAAAGTGAGGGTATTATTAGTGAAATGTATGCTGAGTATTTAGCTTTTTTAACACAAAAATATCCATTAGTTCAAGTGAGTGCAATGCTACGTAAAAAGCAAAACGTAATCTATGACTTTAATCCGTTATTTGGTGAGTTTTGGGCTGCATTGGAATACTAAATGTTTAATTCTTTTTTCATTCCTAAAAAGTTGAACACAAGAATTAAGGGTAATTCACAAACAGCATTAAACTTAGTTAAATCTTCTTGACAAAGCGACCATATAAGCTGCTCCCAAGCCCATTTCTTATGGCGTTTCTCGTCATCTATTGCTTTGCGTTCCTCAGCATCCAACTGTTCTGTTTCCTCATACTCATCCTCTTCTGTTTCATCCATAAGATTTTGGTATTGGTCAATAATAGATTCTCTAAATTTCATATATTCCGGAAGTATTCCGTAAACGTGCGTAATAGGAAAATCAAGAAACCAATCTAAACGGTCATTTGAATTATAATTATAAGATTCGAGGGTATCATCGCCCCATTCATTAACACGAAACCGTCTATAAAGTATTGCAATAATGTTTGGTAGTTTCTTTACATAGTCATCTGAGAAATATGATTCCAAAGAAATGAACTCGCCAAGTGTTAACTTAGATAATGGCTTCAATTTAAACTTATCAAATTCTGAAAGATATTGTTTTGGTGGCTCCGAGTTTATAAACTTTATTTTGCTTATATATTCATCAAGTTCTTGGATTGTAATATCATCAAACTGTTCAGGATAAACATCTAATAAAGTACAAATCAAATCAATTTGATAGCTAAAAACACCGTCTGACTTTTCTAAGTTTCTAAGTTCAAGAAATTGTTCAATCGTTATTTGATTCCACTTTGTCGGCAGCTTGTTTATTAGCATGATTTGAAATTGTTTCTGTTACAAATGTTATATAAGGGATAGCAATTTCAGCGGGTTGCATTCTAAATAGTTTTGCTTTGTGTTTCAAGTGAGCATCGGCATAGTGTTCAGTATTGCTCAAATCAATACGTTTAAACATGATAGCGAGTATATCAGCAACGTTATGTTTATTTGTTTTGTTGATTAGCTTTTCAATTAGCTTTGTGTCTTTTACAGATAGTTTTAATTCAGCTTTGTAGGTATATCCGTCAATTTCAATTTCTCCGATTGGCTCTTTTTTTTCGTAATTGTCATTGTTAAATTCTCGGGTCTTTTCAACGAAATAATTAAAGTCATCCCATTCCTCTTCGTCTATTCCAACGACTTCAAAAACACGAATATGTTTCTCTACATTGTCAAGTTCGGAATCGTTATGTATTGCAGAAATCTTTTCAAATTCCTCAACAGTAATTTCATTCATTTTATTGGCTATTTGCCTACCTAAAACTTCAATCATATTTATAATTTTTGAACAAATATAAATAAAATTTAATATAGGCATGACCAAAGACCTACCGGTTTATAAAATCACTATTGATCCTGAGTATTCAGACGGTCAAGAATTAGGCATTGAACAAATCGCTTTTACTTCAAATCCGGCTATTAAAGTTAAGGGTATGGCATTCAACCATGATGTAAAAATGTTATTTGCAGATGACGTAAAATACCGCGTAACAGCACCGGCAATGATTCCAATGGAGATATATAGACGGGATGATGAAACAGGCGAGTATTACGTGCAATTTACAGCGGAAACAATAGAACAAATCCATGTTAAGTTTATGCAGGATTTAAAGAACCGCGATGTATTTAACTTAGAACATGACCAAGCTCAAACGGTTCCAGCTTTTATTCTTGAATCATGGATTGTAGACAATCCGGAATATGATAAAGCATTTACAACGTTTGGAATTGAAGTTCCAAAAGGGACATTGATGTTAACTGCTCAAATTACTAACAAAGAATACTACAATGAGTTAGTTGGTAATGAACAAATTGGTTTTTCTATTGAGGGGTTTTTAGGTCTTAAATTAAGTAATCACTTAAAATTAAATAATATGAAGTTACCTGATGGCGAACATCTAATTGAAGGTAAAGTCTACGTTGTAAAAGGCGGAGAAATTATCGAGATTAAAGATGCACCGAAAGAAGAGGTTGCAATGGAAAGTGAATCAGTTGTCGAAGAGGAAGTAACAACCGAAACGGAACCAATTGATGAGCAACCAGCACCCGAAGAACTTGCAACAGAAGAAGTTGTAAAAGAAGAAAAAATGGCAGTGGACCCGGCAACGGATGCTGAAGCTGTTTTGGCTATCGTTACACCAATTCTTGAGGAGCAAGTAAACAATTTATTAAAAATTATCGCTGACTTAAAAACTCAAATCGAGGAAATGTTAGTGGAAAAATCCGAAGAGGAAATCGAACTTAAATCTGAGGTAAAAATGTCAATCGCTGAAAAGTTCAGTGCATTAAATAAACTAAGTAATTAATTAAAATCAAACAATAAAAATGGAAAGAAAATTAAAATTTGATTTGGATATTGAAACAAACGCATTGTTATGTCCGAATCCTAACGAGTTTTATTCTCGTGCTTATTTAACTGCTGATGTGGCAGATACTTATCGGGCTTTGCCGGGAATTAAATCTCGTACAAAACTTGGTAACGTAACATTTGGGTCTATTTTACAAGCATCAACTTGTGCTTTTACTGCTCCAAATGATTCATTGAATGCTATTGATATCGATGTTTGTGCATTCTCTGCAATGGCTCAAATCTGTCAATTTGACTTAGAGCAATCTTTCGTTGCTTTGCAAATGACTCAAGGTTCTAACGGTGATTTCTCAGTACCGTCTTTCATGAACTATTACTGGGGAGAAATGGCAAAACAAATCGAAGAGGATATCGAGTTAATCAGATGGCAAGGTGATATCACAAGCGAGAATGATTTATTGGCACTTTGTGACGGTTATTTAACTCGACTTTGTAAAGACGGTGGAAGCCTTGCTTATACAAGTGGTGGTGCTATTAATACTTCAAATGTATTGGCTACTTTTGAGGCTGTACTTAATGGACTACCAGCATCAGTAAGATTCAAAAAAGCTGATTTACGTTTTAGAGTTTCTTCAAATGTAGCTGCTGCTTACGAACTTGCGGCTGCATCTGGTAACACTTTGACTTATGTAACTTTACCTTTGGGATTGACTTTCTTAGGAATTAAAGTTGTAGTTTGTGAGGGTATGCCTGACAACACAATCGTAGCTTCATTGAAAGACGATTTGATTTACGCATTTGATGCAGAGGGAGATTCAAAAGCATTGAAAGCAGTTAACTTGACTGATTCAGTTGCTGAGCCTTATATCCGTACACGTGCAAATGTTAAAGCTGGTTTCTATTACACAAACCCTGAGCAAATTGCTGTTTGGGCTGATTGTTTTGATTAATCATTAACTAATAAATAATTTAAGGGGTGGGGATAACCTCGCCCCTTTTTTGTAAAACATAAAAAAATATATAAATATGTCATGTGAAGCATTAGAGGGAATCGTAAAATCATGCGATAACAACTCCGGGGGAATCTACAAAGTGTGGATAAACCAACAAGATAACATTGATACATTCACTTTAAATCCAACTTTAACGTGGACTATCGATTCAATTACATTAACAAATCCGGCAAACGTTTACACTGAATTTGAAATCAGAAGAAATACGGGAAGCTATACTGAAGAGGCTGCTATTGATTTAATCAATGGTTCGTCTTATTACACTCAAACAATTACTTTAATGTTTCATAGACGTGATCAATCGAAGTCACAAGCTATTAAAGTTTTGGGTGCTGGTCAACAGTATTTAAATGCAATTGTACAGGATGCAAATGGTAAGTATTGGTATTTTCCATTCTTACAATTAACAGCATCGGCTGAGGGTTCTGGAACTGCCAGAGCAGATGGTTCAAAATACAGTGTTTCACTATTAGCACAAAATGACTTTTTAGCCTATGAGGTTACTGAGGCAACTGTATTATCTGTTATTTAATTCGCTTACTCTTATCAAAATTAGCACTCTTCGGGGTGCTTTTTTTTTAAACAAAAAGACGAACTAATTTAATATAGTTATGATTTACATAAACAAGGATGAGGTAAACAATATCGTATTAACACTTTCAGAGGTTAGTTCGTTAACAAATCCTTTTTATTTATTCGTGTTTCAAAACGAAATGAACCCGGAAAGCGACCCGATTTTATTTACAACAACAGATATTTCAACGTATCCTGAAAGGTTTAATCAATTCTTATTAGATGAGCCGGTTGATGTTGAATTAACAAAAGGACAGTACACTTATTCTGTTTATGAATCATTAATTGCACCGATAACGATTGAAGACACTACGGGAATTATTATCGAAGAGGGTCGTATGGTTGTTTCTGGAGCAGTTGTAAACTCAATTTACGATTAATTATGGCATGGTACAATATATTTTCTAAAAGTGAAAAGCAAAGTGTTGAAGTTGTGGAGGGTTATCAGTCTTTCAGTACACCATTTGTTAAAATTGGCGGTGCAAATCTTGCATTACCTTATGTGAATGGTCGTTATCAGGTTGCTGGTTACATTCCATTCGGACAGGACAACTTATATCCAGAGGTTTTAAATCAAATGTATTACACTTCGCCTTTGCATGGTGCGATAGTTGATTATAAAGTGAATGCAGTTGTGGGGGGTGGGTTTAACATTATCATTGATAAACTTACAAATGAAGAAAAGTTAGATTTGTACGCATTTGAAAACAAATTAAAGCTAAAAAAGACTGCTTCAATAGTTACAAAACAACTTGTAATTCATAACCGCGTATATTTTAGATTGTGTTTTTCAGAACGTGGAAAAATAAAACGAATTGATAATCTATCACCGGAGAAAATAAGACGTTCGAGAGACGGTCAAACATACTTTATTTGCGAGGATTGGTCGTCACGTATTGATGTAGAGGAGATAGTGCCTTACAATCCATTAAATCAAGAATTAGAGCAGTTATTTATATATGAGTTACCTTGTATTGGTCAAGACTTTTATCCGTTACCTCAGTATTCAAGTGCTTTGAACTTTGCTTTTTTAAGTGGGGAGCTAAGTTATTTAGCAAAATCAAACATTCAGAATGCGGTATTCCCGTCTTTTGCTATGATGTTCCCTAAGCGACCGCAAAGTGAAGAGGAAAAGTCAATGATTAGACGAACAATTGACAAATTAAAGGGTGCTGAAAATGCTGGTAAGGCTGTCGCATTTTTTGCGAATGCTCCGGAGCAATTACCTAAGATTGAAAGTTTACCAACGAACGCAAATGATAAACTATTCCAAGAGGCATCGAGTTTAAATACAGAACAGATTTGTTTTGCTCATACTATTGACCCTATATTAATGGGAGTTCGTACAACTGGCTCACTTGGGTCCGGTAGTGATATAAAACAAGCATACGTTATATTTGAAAAGAACGTTGTAAAACCTTTGAGAGAAATTGTCGAAGATATATTTAACGAATTATTGCATATTGCAAAAGTAAAAGGAGAATTAAGAATCAATAATTTTCAAATCATTAATGAAACGATTGTCGAAGTTGCTGAAAGTGCAAGTAAAACAAGCGATGCTTTGAATACAATGTCCCCTTTGGTAGCTACAAAAGTTCTCGGTTCTATGACACCAAACGAAATTAGAGCCTTAGCAAGTTTACCACCAATAGAGGGTGGCGATATAGTTCCTATTCCAAAACAAGAAACACCTATTGTCTAATGTTATATTTTATTACTGAAACATACTTAAAAACGAATACACCGATAACAGCAAATGTTGACGTTACGGATGTTACTCCTTATATAGCTACTCAGGCACAATTAAGAGTGATGCCAATTTTAGGAACTGTTTTTTTTAATTATATGCTGGATGTTTATAATCAACAATTAGCATTACCGGGAAGCCCTGAAGAAACACTAATTAAATTCATTCAACCGATAGTTGCGTGGAGAAGTGCTGAGGATGCTGTCTTTGGTTTAACATATCAACTTAAAAATAAAGGTCTTCAATTACAAAATGGGGATTTTTCAAGTTCGGTAAGTCAAAGAGAGGTGGCATTTGGTATGGAACACTACGCACAAAAGGCGGCATTCTTTGAAGAGCGATTGATTAAATATCTAATTAAAAATAAAAACTTATTCCCGGAGTTTATTTCAGAAGAAAACAAAGATACTGATTTACGACCTATGATTGAATGTCATGGCTGCAGTGGATGTTGTGGGAATGAATGTAGTTATCCAAATGGAAACGGTTATAACACTTCAATTTTAATTTTATGAATAAAAAAATGATAAATCTAAACGAACTTTTAGACGTGATTAAAAAACAAGGAGCAACGGGAGTTTTGGCGATATGGTTATGGTACACGCATACCGAAGTTCAAGAACTTAAACAACGATTATATGATTGTTATGGTAAAACAGCATTGATTGAACAAACTGAAAAAAACAAACAAGGTTTATTTAATAATTTTTATGCAATTTTACCGAAAAACGAATTAGAAGATGAAACTATCTGAACACGTATCACTTATTGAATTTGAAAGGTCGGAATCAGCTACAAAGCATAGCATCTTAAATAAGATGAATGAAAGCGAAACTGCAAAAGCTAAATTACTTTGTGAGAAAGTTTTTGAGCCTATTAGAAAAAAGGTAGGTGGGCCAATTAAAATCAATTCGGGTTTTCGTTCAACGTTATTAAATAAAGTTATCGGTGGGGCAAAGTCATCTCAGCATTGCAAAGGTGAGGCAATGGACTTAGATTTACATGATAAAGAATTATTTGTTTGGATAATTGAGAATGTAGATTTTGACCAAGCTATATTTGAGGGTGGAACAGAAACACAAGCTGGTTGGTTTCATATAAGTTACAAAGCAAGTGGAAACCGAAATGAAGCATTAAGAATGACAAAAGTAAAAGGAAAATCAGTATATACTAAATTTATAAAATAATGGCAAAGAAAAAAAAGGTTGATGTTGAAATTCAAGTGAATGACGCATCGTTGGAAATTCATAAAGACGAAAATTCAAGTGAGGTAAAATTAGATACTAAGAAACTGGATATAGAAGTGAGTAAGACTGCTGATAACATCGAGGTGAAAGTCGATGCTCAAAATGGTCTTCTCACTTTTGTAGGTAAAATTTTAGGCAGATATGTTTCTAAGAAATTAAAATAGTTTATATTTGCATATCTAATCATAATTTGGTTTAATTGTTTTAACTGAAAGAACCCTCTAACCGGAGGGTTTTTTTTATTGCCTAAAAAATAATTGTTAAAAAACGTAACTTATATTAAAAAGAATAGTATATTTGCTGAAACAATTAAAATTTAAGTTATGAAAAACAGATTAAACAACTTGTTGGATGAAGTTAAACCGACAACAGATGAACACAAAGACGTTATTTACACGTTTTTAGGCTTTCCAGTGATACTTTTCGCTATCGTTGGAGCATTGTATTGTATTTTAAAATTCATGCGATGAGAGAGCCTAAAAAAAGCAATCCAACTTTGATAGAGATTATCAGATATTGGAAAGACCAAGAGAAAAAAAACATTGGTAAGTTTAACATGGAGTTATATTTAAAGATTTGCCATGCAAAAGCATACAATGTTAGGTACGATTCAGAAACAAATAAATACTATCGTATATGAAAACGAAAGAAGTTACTTGCACATTTGAATATACTACTACTGAGGACTTACAACAAGTATTGAATCGTGTTTATAAAGAAGTCACTAAGGGAAGAGAATACTTTGAGAAAGTTTGTAAGACAGATAAAGGGATGCGATTAGTACAATTTAAACAAGAATACAGAAAATTGCGTAGTTTTAAGATTGTAAACACGGATTCAGTAATAGTAAAATCAAACGTATGAATGCAAGTGAATTAAGAATAGGAAACTATTTAAACGGAAAACGAGGTCACGTTGTAGTTACCGAAATTAGAACAAATAACAGTGTAAAAATACACGATAATACGAGTAGTTTTTATGTAGGAATTTGTTTGATACCGATTGAAATAACAAAAGAATGGTTGTTAAAGTTAGGTTTTGAACATAACGATTATTACAATAATTATAAAATTAAAGCAGGTCAATATTATAATTCAGTAGGTTATAATGATGAGGATTGCGAATGGTATTATAACAATGATAGTTCAGACGCAGGATGTTATTACGTTACTTCTATTAAATATGTTCATGAATTACAAAACTTATATTTTACTATAAATAAAAACGAACTAAAACACGAACTATGACACCTAAGCAAAAAGCGATAAACCTAATGGATGATATTTATGTAGGTTTAGAAATAAAACACCAGTTAACAGCTAAAAAGATAGCAATATATTTGGCTCATTCTCATGTTTGGGAAACCTTAGACTTGGATAAAATCGTGTTTTGGAAATCTGTGGTAACTGAATTGGAAAAGCTATGAAACGTTTAGGGTGTTTATTACCGTTTGTAATTGGTTTTATATTTTGGTATATTGTTATTCATTTTATAATTAAGTATTGGTAATGATAATATACAACGCAAAGCAAAAGATTGACTACCGTAAATTAAAACGGTGGAGAATAAAAGTTAACATATCAAATAATTATTACAAGAATTTCGAGTTTGATTAAAAAATAATTGTTATATTTGCAGAACATACGCAACCAAATGCAAAAAGAAATTTATTTAAGAGAGTGTAAACCGCCATATAATCTCGTGGTTGTGTATGTATGTGGCGGC